ATGCAAAACTCCCCAGCGCCAAAAGTCGAACTCGAAAAGGCACTCAAGTCGATTGAGGAAATGGAGCACGCCAGCAGCCTTGATGACTTTGAGGAGGCCTGGAAGGCTTATTTGTTTCGCATTGAACGATCCTTCAATAAGGCTCAAGCGCATTTTAAGAAAAGCCCAAAGTGGGATGCTTGGTGGGGGAAGTACAAGAGGTTGCGATCGAGCGATGAGCTCTTGGCATATTTGATCAATGCGCGGGGTGCGGAAGAGCACTCAGTTGAAGAGATCGTTGGGCGTGATGGCGGGGGAATCGGCATCAATCCTGCGCACGGAAACTCGCTCTATATAGAGAGCCTGACGACAGATGCCCTCGGCAACATCCGAATTCGATCACCTCAAGCAATCAAAATAGACTTCATCCCTGAAAAAACGAAGCTACTCCCTGTGCTAAACAGAGGTAGGACGTACGCCACCCCGCTGATGCATTTAGGCAAGCCAATTGACGCTAGTGATGTTTGCGGGGTTGCTAGGTTGGGCCACAAATTTTATTCGAGCTTCCTACTTGAAGCTGAGCTGTATTTCGTCAAATGACTAAGCATTAAGGTCGGCCTTTACTTTCATGTAAACAATGGCTTCATCCCCATGGCCCGCCTGGTAGTGTTCGGTCATTTTGACGTCCGCGTGACCCATAAGCCCTTGGATGTATTCCTGCGGGAAACCCTGCTGCTCGTACAGCCACGCACCCAGCGCCCGAATCTCGTGAAAGGTGGGGCGCTCGCCGGCCGGTATGTCCTTGTATGCCTCGGAATCATCCCGCGCCTGAGCAAATGACTTGGTCAGGTAGTCAGGCGTGACGGCGTTCCAGTGAAGCTTGGCGTCGAGCTGCGACCTTTTTCGGGCCTTCGGCGAGTAGTGGATGAGGTAAGGGCACACGACGGGCGATCGCATGCACTCAGCGACCACCTCGCGCAGCGCCGCGCCCATGGTGATCTCCAGGTGCACCGGCTTTCCATAGTTCTGCGTCTTCCCGGGCGACACCTTGATGGTATTCTGCTCGAGGTCAACGGCTGACTTCGGCCACATCACGATATCCTCCCGCCGCTGAAGGCTCAGCAAGCCCAGTCGGATAGCGCGCTTTAGCCAGATCGGCGTCCCCACGTAATTCAAAATCGTGTTCAACCCTTCGACCGTGTGGCGCTGGCGCTTCTTCTCGGCCTCCTTCTTCACCAGCGTAAGCTCGGCCGAGTTGCGTTCGCACAAGCCTTTGGCCACGGCGAAAGCGAAGATCTGAACGAGCAGGCCGCGATGCTTGGTGTAGGCGTTGTTCTCGAATCCGTCGAGGTATTCAGCCACGGTCAGCACGTCGAGCTGTCCCATCATCAAATCGCCCAGGTCATCCCGGTACCGCGCCAACTTGAATTTGATTTCCTTCAGCGTCCGCTCGGCATAGTTCCTAGTGCCCAACCATTCCTTCTCGAAACGATCGAGGCACCCGCTGAACTTCGGCGCGGCCTCGCCTGTGAGCATTGCCAGCAGCGCGCCGTCGTCGGCCAGCAAGGGCAGCAACTTCGCGTTGGCGGCGTTGGCCAGCTTGATGGCCTCCGCCATCGGCTTATTGATGCTGGTCTTCTTGCCGGTGATCGGGTTCTTGTACTGCCAATATTTCCCGTTCGGGTAAAGGTTGGCCGGCAGATCCCGGTTCTTGATTGTCCTGGCGCGCGGCGGAGCCATCAGCCCACCTCCATCATCTTGGCGAGCAGGGGATCATTCGACCCCAGCACAACCGCCTGCAGATCCACGAAATACATCCCGCCTTTTACCTCTCCCACTACTTCGCCTTCCTCAATCCATTTTTTCAACTGCTGCAGACTCGGCTTACCGCCGGCGTACCGCAGCTTCCTGTATTCGCCTGCCTCCATGAGGCGCGGCAGCCTGGCCGTAATTTGGGCAATGACCTTTGCCATGATGATGCTCCATGCCGCGCGTGGCGGCAGAAGGTGGTGATGGGTTATGCGCCGGCCTTGGCCAGAACTGCGTCGGCAACCTTCATGGCAGCCTGCGCATCGTCGACATATGCGGGGTCGAACCCGCCGCACAGGTGGATGGTTGCTTGGCAGGCGCGCAGGTTTTCGCGGGTGAGTTTCAGCGCGGCGACCAGCTCTTCGTGCAGCTCGCGCTCTTCCCGACCGATTTCCCAGAATCGCGTTGCCCAGTGAGAGGATGGCGGCGGGTTGCTGTTCTGCGCGCCGAGGGCCAGCGAGCCGACCACAGCGTCCAGCAGGTCGCGCTTGTAGGCGTTGTCACCGTCGATGCTCAGGCCGCGGCGGCGCAGCGTGCTGACCACCTCGTCGAGGGAGGCAGAAGGATCCTTGAGCAAGATGTCCGACTCAGGCTTTTCTGCGGTGTAGACGGCCAAGCAGATTTTTGCATCGGCCGGGAGGCGCGTGGCGATTTTCTCGAGCGCTTCGCTTGCTGCTTCGTGAAAGCGAATCAATGCGGTCATGACATAGCTCCGCCCGCCGTACACCGGCAGGCTGTTGAGTTGGGGGAGGGGTTACTGCTGGATGAGTTCGGCGGGGACTTTGACCGTGGCGCCGCGCTTGGCGAAGACCACGGCGCGGAACACAGCGATGGTTCGGGTTTCGCCGGGCTGGCGGTTGAACGGATCGTTGGTCATGTCCGCCAACCACTGATGCCAGTGGCCAACATCAACCCAGACGTCGTACTTCGTGATCAGTTGCTCGGCCTCGGGCAGGGCGAATAGAACCAGCTGGCCGGCGGCGGGCTGCTGCTCACCTTCGATCGCGTTGATTGCCCAGTCCAGCGCCGGTCCGGTCAGTTCCTCGGTGCGGACGCTGACCATGCGGTTCATGGTGCCGGCCGCTTCATGAACGTGATCCAGTGCGTTTTTTCGCGCTTGCCTGACTTGTGGCCAAACAGCGGTTTTTCATCGGTAAGCGCAAGCAGCTCACTGACCGTCACCTGGGTCTCGTTCCACTTGAAGATCAAAATGCCTTCGGGTTCCAGCACCCGGAAACACTCGGCGAAACCCTGTCGAATGTCCTCGCGCCAGTCGGCGGTCAGCATGCCGTACTTGGCCCGCATCCAGCTGTCGACCCCGGCGCGGGTCAGGTGCGGCGGATCGAATACAACCAGGCGGAAGGTTGAGGCCTCGAAGGGCAATTTCCGGAAATCCATCAGCACATCCGGCTCAACTTTCAACACCCGACCATCGCAAAGCAGGTGCTGCTCGTCACGGATGTCGCCGAAAAGCGCGCGCTGGTCCTGCTTGTCGAACCACATCATTCGGCTGGCGCTGCACGGGTCGAGGACCTTCGCTGCTGCACTCATCACCGCGGCCCCTTGTAGCAGTACACGTAGGCGAACCAGGCGAGGGCGATCATGCCGTCACCTGCTTGGCTTTGCGTTCAAGCTTGTTCCAGCGGCGGACCACCGCTTCTTCGGAGCAGGCGTGCTGGAGCTTGAATTCACAGCCGCGGCATTCAACCCAGCTCGCGGCATTAGCGGCGCTGTCGACTTCGAGGTCGTCGTCGCCGCACTCAGGACAAGGTTTCGGTTTTGGATCGCTCACGAGATCACCGCCTTTATGGTCAGTACCAATGGAAGCCAGAAGAAGAGGGTGCTTACGGCAATGCAAGAGAAGATCATCAGCACTCGCTCCAATTCGTGGCCTGAATGTATTCGCAGGGAATCACCAGGCGATCAGTCGGTACGGGGCTTTCGGTCTTGGCATCGCCGAAATACGCTATGGCTGCCTTGGCCCGTTCAAGCGTCAGTTCGGCATGGCGAACCTGCCAAGACTTGCGGGCTTTGAAAGATCGCAATGCCAGGGCCTTATCGGTGTAGGCGAATCGCCGCCCATGCTCACCGCCATTCTTCAGGACGCGCTTGCGGTACTTCTTCAGCAGGGACTCACGATGCGTGCCCCCGAAGAGGTTGTTGTGGAACTCGTCCACGATGTACCAGCACTGCTCTGTCTCACCGATAACCACGTACTTTTTGCAGGTGACTTCGAGGCCTTTCGGGTCCAGCTCATCGACATAGCGGTAATGGTCCGGGCCGAGTTTTTTCTTTTCCATGGTCGAGCTCGTCCTTGCCGCTATAGCGGCTGACTTTGAAGGGGGAGGGAGTTACTGCTGGTTTGTGTGCCTGGCGTACTGACGTGCAGCCTGCATTTCCGCATCGGTGGCCTTGCGCCCTGATACCCACATGCCGTTCGGATCCTTCCGGAACGTCCAGCCGTAGTGTCCGTTGTTCTCGTCGATCATGATTGCGTACTCGCCGCCGCGCGCTTCGATCATGCCCTTGATCGGCGCAACGTCCGCGTCTTGCGACATGCTGACGACCAAGCCATCAAAGAACTGCTCGATCTTCTGTCGGATCCGGTAGGGAAGCCGTGGGCTTGCCTCGTTGTAGGCTTCACGGAGTAGTTCTTTGGATTGTCCGAGTTCATCAATCCGCTGATCCGCTGCGTTCAGGCGCTGCTGCAGGGCGTCACGCTCGGCGGTGACCCGTTCGAAGTCCAACGCTGCAACCCATTCGCCGTTAGGCGTTTCGTGCATTGGGGACGTTTCGGCATGCGTCAGGGCTGCCGAGTACCGTTTCACTTCGCTCATCCTGCAATCCCCATCGATACCAGATCATGGGCATTCACAACCTTCATGCCGAGCTCGCGGGCAATGTGTACTTCGAGCCGGGCGCCTTTCGAGTTCTCCCAGCCGGGCAACACCGCGACCTGACCGCAGAGGCCGAGGCGGGTCAGGTCGTAGGCCATGTAGTCCGCCCAGTCCGCGCCGTCGACCACGCCGTGCTCTGCCGGATTCTCAATGACGTAGCCCCGGGCGCGCAGCTCGGCGGCCATGTTGTTGAAGGCGGGGAAGTTGAAGTCTTCGAAGCCTGTCATCGGCCCGGCCAGGTACAGGCGGTTGGCGCGGGCGGCGGTGAGCGTTACGCGGCCTTTGGCCAATATCTCGCCCCGCTTCATGCCCATCGCGTATGCCTGATCCTGAAGCGCGATCAGCTGATCGGAGATTCGCTCCGAATGAAGTTGATGCAGGTTCTCGATCAGATTCTGATCATCTGGATGGTTGCGGTTTTCTGTGGGCATGGGGCTATTTCCCGTGGTTGAAGTGATAGCCATGAAGGCTTTCGAATGACTTGCGGGCTGCTGCTGCATCGAGCAGAGATTGGTATCGACCGAGCGCCAAGTAGCGTCCGCCGAGGTAGCCGTAAGCTCGCCACCGCGAACGTTGATCCCACATCACGCCGGGCAACCCGGTTGAGTTCGTGCTGTGGAGCCTCTGGTTTCGCGCGTTTTCGATGGAAGTCGCCGACCGAAGATTTATCCACCGGTTATCTGTGCGATTCCCGTTGATGTGGTCGACACGCTCTGGCACCTCTTGCCCCATGAAGGCAAAGGCCAAGCGGTGAAGGCTCTGATACTTTTTGTCGACCATCACAACCAGGTAACCGTTGGTAGCCACGGTTGATGCGAGTGATCCAGCCTTCGCACTGCCTTGGTCCACGCGCCATCTGAAAAGCCCGCTGACAGGGTCGTAGCTCAACAATTCTTTGAGGTATTCATGATTTCCGAGCATGCGAGTCCTATGCCGGGGCATGCCCGGGCGGTGGAGGGTGGTGAGGGATCAGCTACAGTTCAGCGACCACAACAAGGAGTAACGCTATGGGCTGTCCAATTTGCGGTAACGCTGAAGCAATTGAGCATCCAACTTTTGCAGGAGGATTGCGTTTCGATTGCCCACCGTGTGGTGGGTACTTTTGCATTTCTTCAACGCTCGAAACGCTGGCCGAAGGTAAAGAGTTTGACATAGGCAGAACCCGAGCTGTGCTCGAAGCAAAGCGGGAAAGGAAGCGGCAAGAACCACGTGATCCTAACCGGCCTCAGGATCTGGAGCCGACCCTTACCTCTGACGACCAAGAACTGCTTATTCATCCGGATTGAGTTGACGAAGGGTGCGCCGGCCGATCCAGCGGGAATGGGAATTCCGTAATTCCAGAGCGGACCGAGTCGTAAGTTATGGGAATAGTGGCTCATTGCCGGTATATTTGCCGAAAACAAATTGGACGGCAAATGATTATGGATATTCAAAGGAAAGGATTGATAGGAACATTAGTGGGACATGCGGTACTTTTAGCGTGCCTTGTCGTCGTATCCACAAAAGCTGACGTACAAACTAATCAAGTCATTTCGGGCTGGCTTCAAGCAATCGGCTCTGTGCTCGCCATCGTGTTCGCAGTGATAGTTGCAAATACTCAATATCTACGTGCAGAGGAGGAAAAAAAGAAGGCCGCGATCGAGCATTGCGTGAAACTTTCCATGCAAGCCAACTGCGTGGAGAAAAGTCATGCCTGTAACCGAGAAAGATCGCGATATCCTCGCCCGCACGATTTGGGGGAGGCCCGCGGCGAAGGAGCTGCCGGCCAGATTGCCGTGGCCTGGACGATCCGCAATCGTGTGTTCGATGGAAAGGAAAAGTCTGAGTGGGGACGAGCCCGACCGTCTCGATAACAATCCCGGGGTACAGTATTCCCAAATGGAGGTGAGTAATGAATGCATTCATCAATGAGAATGGTATTTTAGTGTCGTTCGGATTTATGGGGTCTGACAATGACAACACTTTAATTCCGCTGCCTGACGATTTTTCGATGACTCCGGGCCTCGCTCAATACATAAACGGGGATTGGGTGGAATATTTGCCTTCAGTTGACTACAAGTCGATCCATCAACCAATCAAGGACCAGCTCATGGATGCTGCGATGGAGACCACTCAGGGATGAGCGACGCATTCGTTGCTGGGCTTCTGTCTGATACTGAGGTCGACACATTCAAAGCTTGGGCGGTATACAAGCTGCAGCTGAGCAAAGTTGATACAGGGCTGAAGACTCCAAAGTGGCCGTCAGTACCTGAATCCTGAGGCGCAATGGTAGACGAAACGTCTTCATAGCTTGGTGCTGCATGTGACGATTGGTTCGGATTTTTTCCCCATGCCCACTAAGTCCGCCATCCCATTGAGTATTTTAGATTTGCATTGAGCTCGATGGGAAGCCATGCGATTATTGGCGCTTTTTGAATGGCGGAGTAAAGATGGGCGGCTCAGGGAAGATAGAGTTTGCAAATACTTTGCGGGGGATTGCTGCTCTGTCCGTGATTGTTGCACATTACTTTGATGTCTATTGGACGTCGCCTGTCACGGTGTCGGCATTAACAAATGCACCTCTATTAAATCATCAAGAAATACCTGTCTTTGTATCCGCAATCCAATTATTTAAGTATCTAAACCTTAATTATGGTGCTTTTGGGGTGGGGTTGTTTTTTTTGGTTAGCGGGTTTGTCATTCCGATATCGCTTGAACGGAAAGGGGTAGCTGATTTTATTGTGAATCGGGTGCTAAGGATTTTCCCGACGTATGTTGTAGGATTCGGTATAACGCTATTGGCGTTGCTGCTGTCTTGCTATTACTTCGATGTTTCATGGATGTACTCGAGGGATGAAGTTTTGATCCATTTTATCCCTGGCTTGCGAGATCTTTTATGGTCTAGAAATATAGACGGGATTGTGTGGACGCTTGAGGTTGAGCTTAAATTTTATATCATATGCGCCTTATTTGTGACGTTGTTCAAGCGTGGATCTATATCGGTGTTTGCTATACCTGTATTCATTGCATTGATAGGTGCCTATGCCTCAATCGTACTTCCTGAGTATGGAGAGAGTAACGCATGGCTTTACATTAAGCTTTTAACTTTTATTTATCCAGCAAAGTTTATAGTGTTCATGTTCTTAGGTGTTGTGCTCTATTATTATCACTCGGGGAAGATGTCGTTGCTAAAAACATCTCTTGTCTCGATAGGATGTTTTTCATTGTTCGCCGCAATGTGGGTGCACGGACCAGAAAAAAATACAGCGACACTGGTTTATAGTTACGCCATGGCGCTTACTTTTTTTGTTTTTGCAATGGTTTGGCCGACATGCTTCCAGTCGAATCGAATCACTGATTTCTTGGCAAGTATTAGCTATCCTCTTTATGTCATTCATGGCGTGGCCGGATATGTGGTTTTGAGAATCTTGTTTGATCTGGGCGTGGCACCATTGGTTTCTTTGTTTGCAGTAGTTGTGATGGCTTTATATATTTCCTGGGTGATCCATATTTGTGTTGAAAACCCGTCGCAGAGATTGGCGAAGTGCTTGTTTAGAAAGAAGGTGCTTCCTCTTGTTTCGGAGTTTCCTCAGCAAATAAAACAACAAACGCCGCCCCCGCCAAGATAAACGTATGACTGGCACCGATAGATTCCCCCCCAATATTGGATGCATATGTAAATATGGTGAGATAAGGGGCAAAGGCTTCGCCTTCCCATTAAGGCGACGGCCTGCGACCATCGGTGTCCGCGCTGGCTATACCATTTGGTACGGCGCTAGGTTAGTATCATTGGTTTTCGAAGGGTGTCGGGCGCAGAGTATGTTTAAATTTTACGGACAGTTTGAGCCTCAAGTTGATCGATTTATCTACGAAAGGTATTTTCGTGATGATGGAATGCGGGGGATTTTTGTGGAATGTGGCGCGTTCGATGGAGTGACCGAAAATTCTTGCAAGTTTTTTGAGGAAACACTTGGGTGGAAAGGTTTCAATGTGGAACCAGTGCCTTGGGTCTACGAAAAGCTATGCGTGAACCGCCCCGACTCAACAAATCTTAACTTTGCTCTTTCTGATAAGGTTGGTACTGCGACATTTCGCGCTGTTGATCATCCTGACTTCGGCGTGGATTGCACTAACGGATCGCTTGCGCATACAGAGAAACACCTCTCAATCCTTGAGGGTGACGGATGCAAGTTTATCGATGTCCAAGTCAATCTACTGACTTGGCCTGAATTCATCGCTAGAAACGAAATAAATCATGTTGATCTGCTGGTGCTCGATGTGGAAGGGCACGAACTCTCTGTCATCTCCGGCATGCAAGGTTGCCCTGTGCTTCCGGGTGTTCTTTGTATCGAAGTTGGGCATTTGGATTTGGACGAGATTCGTTCGAAGGTCACCGAGCTGGGTTATGTCTACGACGTCTCCTCGCATGTGAACGCCTTTTTCATTAGGCGCGATTTGGTTCCCCTCTTTGCATTCAGGTCGAGTCACTTCGAAGGCACCTCGGTAGCAGTTGCTCCCGTAGAACCTACGGTTACTGTTTCGTCTTCGCCGGAGGCGTCACCGCCAGACACATCGGTACAGGATGAAGCGGTAGCGATGCTAACATTAGAAAATGCGCAACTTCGAGCCGATCTGAACAGCACCAGCGCGCACCTCGCGGAGTTGAGTGCGTTGTATAACAGCATCGTCTCATCAAAGGCCTGGAAATTTATCGAGCGTATTAGGAGTTTTAGACGCTGACAGTTAACGCAGTATCAAACGAGCCCGCCTAGATGCGGGCTTTTTTTCGCCTGGAGAAAAGTTATGACCGCAACCGAAAAGGACCGGAACATCCTTGCGCGCACCCTGTGGGGAGAGGCCCGTGGGGAAAGCTTGGCCGGCCAGGTGGCAGTGGCCTGCGTCATCCGCAACCGCGTGAACGATGCCAAGGACCGTTCATGGTGGGGCGAGGGCTATGCCGGTGTGTGCCTGAAGCCGTACCAGTTCAGCTGCTGGAACAAGACCGACCCGAATTATCAGTTCCTGATCGGCGTGAAGCAGATCCCGTTCCGCGAGCTGGCGCAGTGTCGGATCGCTGCTGATCAGGTGATCGACGGCAAGGTGCCAGACCCAACCGGCGGCGCCACGCACTACTACGCCATCAGCATCAAGGCGCCGGCCTGGGCAGCGAAGGCCAAGCAGACGCTGAAGCTCGGGCACCACGTCTTCTTCAAGGACGTGCCGTAGCCAGAATCTGGCTCACTCTTCCTCCTCACGATCACGGATCTCCCTGAGCAGGCGCTGATTTTCTTGGAAGAGGTGTTCTCTCTGGTGCTCGACGGTCGCAAATCGGCGTCTTTCGGTCAATAAATCCCTCTCGGTGCACTGAAGCTTCGCCCTGAGAGAGTTTCGCTCTTCCGTGAGTCCGTCATTGTCTCGGACCAGGCCCTGAATATTTTCCAGTGCACGCTCCAGCTTGTGGGTCAGCGCTTCGAATTCGTTCTCGCACATCCTGAGCTGGTGTCGGCAGGTTTCGAGCGGAGTCGGGTTGCCGAGCCAATCGTGGGTGTCTTCTATGTAGAGGGGGTCCATCATTACGCCTTGCTGATACTGTTTGGATATACAGTGGTCGAGGCGCGTAGATTGAGCGAGGGTCTGGCGACGGACTGTAAGGATTAACGCCACACGGTCAACCTGTCTTCTTGATGAAGCTGGGGCGGCTACAGAGTCAATGGACAGCAGAGGACCGAGGGGCCGAAGCGCCCTCAAATTTGGAAATTTCTTTCACCCAGAAGCGGCGATATTTGGTCTGATCTGGAGGCAACGGATTTTGATTCGGCCAAAAGTTTTCAGCTTTTATCCCGGCACGGTAAGCCTCCCACTCTTTTTCCTGCGCTACGTCCTGAGCTTTTTTCTCGTCATCGAACCAGCCAAGTACATAAACCTCGCCCTGATCCATACCGTGCTCGATTAGAAGATAGATCTCTTTCATACGCTTGAACCTGCTACCACCAATTTGAAAAATCCCCAGCCGGGGGCACTATCCTGCCTATCGGCGATGTTTTTCATTTATTGAGCTTTATCGATGAGCGGCGTGCAGTCAATTTTGATGGTGAGCTGCTCGACTCGGCGAGATGCTCACTACGGCGTCATCATGACGGCGAGCGTCATCTTGATGAACTCCTCGTTTCGGTCGATCGCTTCCAGGGCGCCGCGCACGTTTTCAGCAACGTCGGCCGCGCCGCGCTGCTCGACCCAAAGGGTGAGTTCCATGATGGCGGCTTCAAGGGCAAGTTGGTTTTTCGTTGATCTTGGCGAGCAGGGAAGGGAGTAGATCTGAGTTCGGCATTGGGTGTCCTCCATGGAAGAACCCAGAATAGCAGAGGGAGATTTGATCGGCAGAACGCCGGGAAAGGGCAGAGCACTGTAGGAAAATACAGCGCTAAGTTGTTGATTCTTATAGCGGCTAAGGCCAGTTTTCCAACCTGCTATTTTCGGTGTATTTCCTATATGCAT